CTTTTTTAGAAAACCAACTTCTTTTTTTTGGCTCTTCGATTTCAATTTCTTCAACTTCTTCCGGCTCAGAACTTTCTGCTGATGCTGCAATTTTATTCATATAAATATCTTTTCTATACATGCGATGATATTTTAAATGATTCAAAAGCTCTTCGTCTTTTTCTGAAACAGGGTAACCTGGCTGGTATGTTTTTAAGACACCATTTTTCAGATATACACGATGAGGCCGTTTTGTTTTGAAGATCATAATTAACCTTTCAAATGGGCCGGTGAAGCAGAAAACCCGGCCCATTATTCATCAAGATACTAGACTAATGGATTCTTAATTAGAATCGCAAGTTCACGATGTGCTACAACTGGCTTTATCATTTCGCCCGTTCTCATAAACGTTGTTCCCTTCAATCCATGTGCCCAAGAGAAATATTCTGCAACATACATATTATCAACCGAACCTTGTTCTGGCATTTTAGCTGTGAAGCCAAATGTCGGAACTTTACATTCAGTTGAAGTTTGGTCCGTACGTGCGAAAAGAAGGATATAATTACCCCATAATTTCGTGAACGTTCCACTAAGTTGCGAGAATGCATTCCCTACGCAAATTCCTGCAAGTCCAAGCGTTGCTGCGATTTGTTGATCAGCAACAGTTACCGAGGTTGCATTATTTGCGATAAATGCAGGATGCGTTCTCAAATAAGCCATGATCTGTGCATTGGTCGCCATGTAATTGATTGTCCATGGAAGACTTGCAATCAAACGAGTCAACAAATCAAGTGGATCATACGGAGCCGATCCATTGAATTGGTGGTTACCACCACTGATTGTCGCTAGATCGATCAGATTTCCAGCTTGTGCATTGAATGCATCGGTTGTATTTGCAGTGTACGCCGATTCCAAAAGTACAAGAGTTGCAATTGTTTTTTCGATTCCAAGTTTTACCAAGGAAGCCAAACGATTTGCTTCTTGAACTTCAATGTCATCAGGTACGCCAGCGCATTGAGCGCTTGCTGCCTGCATTTGACACCATGTCATTTTTACATCCAAGCCTTTGTCTTCAAGCTCACCGACTTGCAAAGTTGCCGAAATATTGTCGACTTCATGTACTCGAGAAGAGTCCACAACGTCAGCATTTACGACTTCCATGCCATCTGTTAGATTGAAAAGGTTCCAGTTGAAACGACATGTTTGAGTTGCAACCGGTGGAAGTACACAATAACCGATAAAGTTCTTCATGCACTGCGTGTATCCAGTTACGACATCAACAAGGTCGCCACGATAATCAATCGGAGCCGAAGAAAACTGAAGTCCCTTCGCTTTCATCTCCTCAATAGTCAATGTAATTTTCTTAGACATTTTTATCCCCCTACTCTAATGAAACCGAAATAAGTTGACCGGCTGCGGTGGCTGCATCAATCGATTTGCCACGTTGGTTTGCCTGTGTTCCTGTAACTGCTTTGCCTGTAGCATCGCTTGTTACAAATACACCTGCTGCGACAGCGGCACCTGCGACAACCTTATGAATTCCGCTATAAAATACCGGAATGATATCACCAATATTTCCAGCTTGATCCGAGACACCAATAATTGCGTCTGTAGCTGCTGCTGCGTATCCGATTTCATCTGCTGCCAAAAATTTCACAAACCGATTGGCTTCAATATCGAATGCCGGAGCTGCAACATCTGTTACTGCGGAGTTAACACGATGTGCATTAATCTCTGCGGCTTTACTTTCGTTGTAAGACATAACTTTTCCTCCCTTACGTTAATTAAAAAACCTAATATTTCTTTTTTTTCTTTTTCATTTTTCTCCCCATATTAGTACGGTGAAAAAGCGACCCATGGATATCATAACGATAATCCTATTGTTAAACCAATTAAAATATAAAAATTATTTGACATCATAATTTTAATCCAACATCTGAAATCCTAAAAATTAAATGAATCATGCCGGCTCTACAATCATCCAAGCTGTTTGACTGGTATCAAGAACGTTTAAACTTGTAATGGTAAAAGAGGTTCCTGCGGTTCTTGCTGAAACATATTGAGCTCCAACATTGGTCAATGTACCGCCATTTACTGTTAAGAAAATACGTGAATTCGCTGTTACTTTCGTTGTATTTACGGTCACGGTTCCAGCTACAAGGGTTGCTACACCCATAGTCGCATTGGTACCCTCTTTAATATACAATCCGTTTCCAGCATCATTTAATTTTACATCGCCATCAAATCTAGATGTTCCTGAATCAACCCAGAAGGCATATTTATTGGATGTCCCACCAGTTGGAGCAGCATTTATATACACATTTGACGAATCAACGATCGTACCCGATGTTTCAACAAGTGTAGGTGCAATGAATGCGGCTGTTGCCACAATTGGACATACGCCTGATGTAGTTACTGTCCATGTTGAATTTGCAATTACAAATGATGCTGCCGATGCTCCACCTGAAACTGAAAGACTATTTGTTCCAATGGCAAACCACTTATACATTGCGGAGCTACCACCGATTTGAAATCCAGAATTTGCACTATTCCCAGAATTTGGCCATAAAGAGCTAGTAGCTGATCCTACTGTGAGGGTTCCATTTACCTTCAAATCACTCAAAAATGTAAAACCTTGATTAAAGGTTCCACCGACACCTGCTTGCATTGTAAATTCTTCAATGCCTTGAGCAATCGTAAGTTTGCCAGCAGAGTTTACTGTGATGGAAGCAAAATGAGTTGAATCATATCCAAATCTAGCTTGTTCGGTAGTTCCTTGAACATGCAAGAAAGCAGCAGGTGTAGTTCCAATTCCTAATCTTTTATTTGTATTGTCCCACAAATAAGCCCCGTCACCACCAATGGTAGTAGAACCTGTCCAGAAAGTTACTTGTCCTGATGTAGCAGTACCTACACTAATTTGTTGATCTAATTGAAATCTTGTCGATCCAATTGTAATAAAAAGATGTGAACCATTATATTCAAAAGCTCCATCTTCAGGTGTTGTTAAATTTGTTCCAGATGTAAACTTAAGTGGTGCTGTATTAGCCGTTGCTGTTCCAGCTCCTAAATGTAATTTCGCTGTAGCTTTAGTAAGTGCTGGAAGTCCTATTCCAGTATTGCTTTCAAACTCATTGAAAATATTTTTGGTTGTATTTTGTTTTTGATAAAATCCCCAATAAGAAGCACCTGTAAAAAATGTTGAATCTACTTGATCCGCATAAAATCCATATGCGTTTCCAGATGCAGTAATAGCCCCGCCTGCTGGTGCTGAATTTATTCCGCTAGATTTAAAACCATAAAGATTTGTAACTGTCATTGTTCGTGAATTTGTATTTCCAAAAACAGCTTCATAATTAATTGCATTGGTTAATGGTGAAGCTGAATTACTCTTTGAAGAAATATTACATAAAACTCCGCGCCATAAATCTGAAACTTCAGATGCACCATCTGAATTATTGCCAAGAGTTATACTTACAGCCGTTACTAAATTTGAACCTGGTAAAGAACTTTGATTACTAGTAACTCCAAATGAATGTGCACTAACAGTTCCTGTAGTTGCAACAAATGCAGAATTGATTGCCTTTCCAACGCCTCCACCAGATATTGTTACCGTGGTGCCTGAAACCGGATCAGCAAATGTGCCAATCGAACAATTGGTTTGAATTCTAGCGTAATCGCCCATCAAACCAGTATTTGCTATTACATTATATCCGGTTTGCGCACCAACTCCGCCAACACGAAGTTGATTTGTGGAAGGATCAAAAATTAAATTTGAAGTTCCTTTTGTAATTTCTGCGCCTGTTGCAGTGTAAACTGGAATTTGATTTATAACTTGGGTTCCAGAGCTTTGCTGAGTAACAAATCCACTGCTTGAATTATCAAGTTGATACGTATTTCCATCATTTGATCGCCAAAATAAATGATTAGATGTTTGCCATATGTCACCTTGAAGTGGTGAAGTAGGTGCAACGCCTGCGGGAATTCTTACGGATGCATTTGCAGTCGTAGATGGGGCAGCATGTACATAAGCAGTCGCTACTATGCCTGTTCCAAGACCAACACCAAGTAAACCGGGTGAAGACAAAGCAAGTTGACCAACCTCAGTTAAAACTGAACCGCCAGCAGGAACTCGCATGAATTCAATTCGATCCAAATCTGTTCTGATGCGCATATTCCAAGTTGGTTTCGTTACATCGGATTGAGCATTCGTATCGATGTTGAAATTGCCATAGACATTCATATTTCCAAGGCCACCGACAGTCACAGCATTATCAAAGCTTGCGCTATTATTTCTAATTGCAAATCCTGCTAAAGATCCGCCACCATTTTCAATTCGTGCAGTTCCACCAGCTACATGAAGTTTTTCAACAGGGGTACTTGTTCCAATTCCCAAACGAGAATTTGTAATATCCCAAACGAATGAAGATGTTCCTCGAGAAAGTTGTCGAATTGCTGTATTCCACCATGGCACTTGACCTAAAATTTGTGTTCCAGTTCCAGCTTGGGTGACAAAAACACCAGATACTTGTGCATAAACAATATTATTGCTTCCAACAGTTGGATTTACAGTTTGCTGAGAAAATAATCTTCCCTTATTTGCAGTTCCTTTGGATGGCGAAACAATCTGTTCATTCAATTCAGAAGTTTCATCTGAATCGTCTGCTCTTACAAGTCGATATTGAGTGGAAACATCGCCAACCTCATCAACAAAATAGATCCCATTTTCAATAGGATTGGATTGGTTCTTTACAAGAATACGATCGAGCAAAAGAATTGGTATGCCATCAATATTTCCTATAGCACCTTCAGTTGCAGGTTGTAATGTAGCACCTACGCCACCAGAGCCATTGTCATACAAAGGTGAGTTCGGAAGTATTGTGGTTGTTGCAACTTTTACAGCAACAACATTATTTGTATTTGGATCAACAAATGAACTAGCCAACAAAACCCAATCAGAATTTGTGATACCGCCTTGCAATTGATATGTAGATGCATCTGATTCTAAATATACTGTTAAACCTTCATATCTTTTGACATTATCGATTGCATCTCTTTCTGTAATATCTGCAACTACAGTTCGATCATCAAGTGGAAGTCCAGCAGCGAGTAAAAAGTTTGAACTTAAAGGTATGCTCATGGTACCTCAATAAAAGTGTTGGTGAAGTTCACTTGTGTTGTTAAATTATTAAATTCATAAACTCGATAAGAAATTACTTCACCAAAAGAATTGGTAATGTTCACGCCTGTCGTCACAGTCCAATCTGAAATTGTTTCAAAACCGTTATCATCTAAAATAGAAATCAGTGGTTGATATGCATCAGGATATGCATAGTAATAAACTTGAACTGTAGGTGAAAAATCTGCTGAATAGCTTGGTGTTTCTACTTGTAAAACCTTTGTGAGTCCACCGCCATCGCTTGATAGATCAAGACCTGGACTATCAACACCATAATAATATACAGGAACAAAAGTAAATGTAGCTGTTGCAGTATCTGTAAAAGTTCCATCTGTCACAGTAGCAGTATAAGTCGTATCATCAGAAACGCCATCAGTATCTGTGAATGTTTCTGTGCCAGGACTTGGAGATGGATCAGAAAAAATAATTCCCGAACCACTTTTGCTAAATGTGAACAATGTAAGTGGAGCTGTACCTTGGGAAATGTTCGACGAAAGATCAACGCTAGATTGAACGTCACCAACTTCATAAAGTCCATCACTTGGAGATGTATTTATGTTGGTTTGAGGTCCAACATCAGGATAAAGCATCATATCGAGAATACTTTGAACAGTAACTGGCGTTGTTCCGAGATCAGTTCCTAAAGCAATGCCTCCGACTTGCGCTGTAGTTTCGCCTTGCGGAGTATATTCGCCAGAACTTCCACCGGATGAATTTTTATTCCATTCACCCATCATCACTTCAATGACTTCACCAATTTGAACAATGCGGCCACGTTTTACTAGAACGTAGCCGATTGCCTCATCAATAGAAGTAGCTAAAATAACTGTGAAGGAATCAGCAGGATCTCTTTTGACAAAGTTAAACCGCTCAAGAGCTTCGCCAGCAGTAAATGCATGACTTTCAGTACCCTTGTGATTGGTAAAACTTTCCTGCCAAAATAAACCTGCCACGTAACTTACGCCTTAATGGCTTCAGCTCGTGCAAGTGAATAAGCTTGATTGTATCCTAGATTTCTTTCAGCCATCAAAACCTTAGTTCGTTCAAGAACTGTAGAAAGTTTAGCGTTTGAATCTTTGTTTTCATCTTTTTTAAATAGCGATGAATCAAATTCAATTTCCACTTTTGCCTCTTCTAGTGTTTTAATTTTATTTTCTAGTTTTTCAACTTGAGCACTCAAAGTTTTAATTGTCTTAGATGCTTCCTCAATTACTGCCGCTGCTGCAACCTCGCCGTCTTGTTTCTTTTTCTTTTCTTCATCTTCTTTGGCTTTGGCCGCTTGATCAGCTTCGCTCTTTGTACCCTCGTCATGCTTTTCTTGGCACGAACAAGCAAATTCAAAAGCTGCGTGAGCGTCTGTTTTAGAAAGCTCTACATATTTTTCTTTTTCTTCTTTGCTCATGAAGCTAAATTTTTCCATATTCATTTTGATTTCTCCCTTTTTGTTTTGGTTAACTGAAAATATTTCCGCCGATGTATTTGGATCGGCACCGATTGGACATAGGGATACTTCCCTAATGAATCCATTTCTGAAAACGGCAATCGGAGCTTGAAACTCTTGTCCGTTAACGTTGACAGAACCTGATTTGAATCCTTGGATGTGATCCGTTTCTACATAAATGGATTGCTGCATCGGGAAGCCCTCTTTCATGAGGTTGTAGATCTTATTGCCTTCCGCAGTATGCTCTGAAATCTTACCGGTGATTTTAATATCGTTTGAAAAGTGAAGTTTACCATTTCCGACAATTTGATTTTGATCGTGATTGTAAAAAGAAGGAACCCGTAGTGATGGGTTTTGTTTCATGGTCTTTGATCCAGCGCTTGGAACGTCAATGACAAGCTTAGAATAGATCTCGCCATCATCAGCAATGACAAAACGATCCGTGATTTCACCACCGGAATAAGCAACGCCAGAAAATGCTCTTGAATCAGTTTCACCCGCGAAGGAAAACTGTTCTTTGCCTAACCAAATTCCATTTCCACCCATAAAGCCCCCTGTATATGATTACGTTTTATCAGGTTTTGTAAAGTTATTTTTATTATCCGACATAAATTTATTCACAACCGCAGTTTTTGTAGCGAAAGTTGTCGTTGCTTGAACGCGCAAATCGCTTGGTAAATCATTGAGTGAATTTCTAAATTGAGCATTCAAAGCAGTTTCCAATGTTCCAGGTCGTAACCCAAAACCTTTATCCGGTCGAGTTTCATTTAGATTAATTTCTGTTTTCGGAGTTGAGGCAACTTCATTTTCTGAATTCAGTGGAATGATTGTGCATCTGCAATTATAACCAAGAGGTGGGGTATGACTTAACCAAAAAGGATCATCAATAGGTAATACGATTCCATCACAAGCCGCATGGCTCTCGCGTGTGCGATCATCAAGAATTGCTTGGAATGCATATTTCGTAGAAATGCCTGTGGCTTGAGATTGCTCAACGATACCATTTGTAAAAGCCGTCGACATGTTCGTTCGATAAACGGTTGCAAGTTGCCCTTCACCAAATGTTTCATAAAATGCTGGATCAACCGTCTCTTTCCATTTCTCAAAGCTTTCAAATTTTTCCATTCCTTTGGTCATGTCATCCATAACCTTTTTCACAAGTTCGATCTTATTTAAATTACCAACAGTAAAAGCAAGTCTTCGATATTCTTCTGGTAATTGATCATAGAAAACATCGGCCAGGACCGGCTCACCAACGTAGAAATCTTTGAATCGCTTAGACATCCTTGGCCCCCGCAATACTTGATTTCAACATTCCTTCGAGTAACGCTTCATCAAAATCAACTGTTCCTTTACGAATAAAGGCTTTGAGTTTGGCTTGAATATCTTCCGGTGATTTGCCTTCTTTGACAATCTTCGCAATTTCTTTCCCGTAATTGATTGATTCGCCGATGAATTTGTTCTCAAGCTTTTCAGCTTCACCAATTCGAGCTTGGAATTTCTCAGGACTTATAAATCTTTTTTTTTGAGCCGAAAGCTGTGAAGTAAATCTAGGTTGAGCTGAGGAAGCAATCGGAGGCTCTTGATATGTAATTTGAGTTTCATCGAAATCATATTGATCGACAAAATATTCTTGAGTAAATCGAACACCAATACCTGAGAGAACTGCATCGCGGTCCGCAAGATCACCTTGAATACCTTTTGGTGATTGAAATTCAAATGTAGGAACCCCACCGGTAAATTTATTAAGCTCATACAAAGTCTTGACGATGGCTTGAACTGTATCTTTGACCATGATCGAATCAGAATAGGTCTTATTCCAAGAAACACGCTCATGAACCTGCCCCAAAGAATAGGAACCATTTGAACCTGAAGTTGAGGTCAATGTTTGACCAAGTATAACGCGTAAGATTCGATTGCATGTGATTTGATCGAAGCTTTCAAACACTGGCGTAGAACTAGTACGACCGTCGACAGTTTCAATGGTTGAACCTTTATTCAAGATAACACCGCGTGGTCGTTCGGATTCAAGGAATTCTTTCATCTTATCGATTTCAGCTTGACCTGTATTATCTCCTAAACTTAAGGCGAAAAATGGAACGCCGAACTTCTCAAGATATTTCATCATGAACACATCGCCATTACAGCGAAGGTCATAAACATCCCAAAGACGAATCGCGAGAGGAAATCCATCAGGATATTGAGCGCTCGGTTTATTTAGAGTTACGAAATATTTGCCTTCTGTGATTGGCTTCTTGTTTAGAACCCAAACACCTTTGATTTTCTCGAAATTATCAGGATTTTCATCAATCACGGAATCGATCGTAATCCCTTTGGTAATCGGATCAGGCTTTTTATAAACGACTTGCAATGCAGACTTGCCAAAAGGAAGTGCCCACCATGCAGAGTTTAAAATGCAATATAAATTCTTTTTGATTTGCTCGTAGATAAAATCATTTTCATTTTCGTTATCATTCCCAACAAGTGCCCATGGTGTTGCAATCAGAGCGTCAAGTCGAGTCTCGAAAGCACTTGAAATTTCTTCGTCATCAAGAATGCATCGAATGTTTTGATTGCTTGGAATTTTCTTACGTTGATATAGTTTTTTGTTATTTGTATAAAAAAATAACTGGCTATCTTTTGGATTTGCGGCGAAGCGAAAAATCTTTGAAAATAAATTAGCCATATTTACGCTTACCTACTGTTACAAATCCAGATCCACTTGTCGATCTATTTTTCAAAATGATGAGCGTCATCACAAGAGCGTCCACAAAATCGTCGTTCTTTCCTTTCGGGAAAATGAGTAATTCTTTGATGCAATCTGAAACCCAAGATTGACCTTCAGGAAAATGTACATTGCCTGCTTCAAACAAAGGTTGCACTTCATAAAGCCGAGCTTCTTTGCTGTATTCTGGTTCATAGGATCGAACCCCTGAGAATTCTTTGGATAGAATTTGAAGGGCCGCATGACCATTGGCTTTCTTTTCAATCGTTACACCTGATTTTGTCATCATTCGATCATGAACAGCGGAAATAAAAGTTCGCATATGACCCATCGCTACCGGGAAATTCCATTGACCTCGAATCCTGGATTGAACGTAATAATTTGTTCCAAGTCTTGTCACATGAACCCCGACGTTGTAATCAGAATTAAGATCACCTTCAAAACTCATATCAAAGCCAAGCTCTTGATCATCATACTCAATTTTCTTCCAATCGGTTGATTGAGTAAAATATTTGATATCGGATTCCTTGATGATGTTACCGCCAGCAGGCATCGGATCTTGCTGCATCTGACCGGAATAACCAATTGAACCCATATCCTTCTTGTCAATATCTCGCTCTTTTTCGCCGTATCTTAACGGAAACAAAAGCTCCCCTTCTACCTTTCGTGGATCTTTAAAGCCAATAACAGAAACTGTTTCACGTGGAACATATTCCATAGGCAGAATCAAATGCTCAAATTTTTCTTCTGATTCATCCAAAATCCAACCACTTAAATCATTTTGGTGAAGACGTTGCATGATGATAACTTTGCTGCCTGTTTTTTTATTGTTTAGACGAGAACTCATTTTAGTTCTCCACCAATCAATTGCAGCATTACGCAATGCTTCTGAATAAATTTCATCAGCATTATGCGGATCATCGATAATGAGCGTGTCGCCACCTTCCCCAGTCGCAACGCCACCTACAGAAGTACTCAGTCGATAACCTGTTTTGGTGTTCTCAAATTTATGCACTGTATTTTGATCATCTCGTAATTGAATATGATTCTTGAAAAGTCGCTTGTACCAATCAGATTCAACCACAGTTCGCATTTTGATTGCATCTCGGGAAGACAGAGTTTGAGCATACGTTGCACACATAAAACGATGCTGAGGTTCTTTGATCCAAGTCCAGGCTGGCCACATGACAGAAGTCAAAATGGATTTCATCATTCGAGGGGGAATGTTGATGAGTAAATTCTGAATTTGTTTTCGAGTTACAGCCTCAAGATGTTCTGCAACAACTTCAATATGCCAATTAGAAATGAATTCAGATGGCTCGATAATATGCCAAGCTTGTTTTAAAAATTCCGCAAGTGAGCGCCTACAAAGCTCCGCATTGATTTGATCATCCGTTGGAAGAATTAATTTTTGCATTGAGCACTTGTAATTGTTTTAATTCTTGTTCGGAAAGTTCCGACAGATCTGGTTCTGGAGGTGATAGATTTTCATGAATATATTTCTGAATTTGAGGTCCAATTGTGCGGCCAAAGAAATCTTGAATCACAGCCCAGTTTCTTTTTGTAACCGCATCCCAAAACAAAACCTCAACCAAAGGAGCCTCTGGACGAGTATAGTATTTAGCTGCATCTTCCAGCGTCATATTAAGGCCAGCTACAGCCCGATAAATATTTTCTTTTAACTGATCTCGAATAAGTTTCGCATCATAGGGCAACTTAGCTCTTGAGTTACCTTTCATTTCTTCAGGCCGATTATATTTAACTAATTGCGTCATTGTTTTTTTTGTTTATGACACGGCAATTAAAATGTAACAAAAGTTTCCCGATTGTGCAAATTACAATTTTCCATAGCTGGCCAGAATCAAAAGTATCGCTGCATAAATTACAACGAAGATGCATAAAAACTCAACTGTGAATTCGGATAAAATAATCCAACAGAGCTTAAGAATTCTTTTTATCATCAATCAAAATCCATTCACACCTTGGAATAAAAATTTTATCATTTGGAAGTTTAAATTTCTTAGTATTTAGAATTGGCCTGTGTGATTCAGGTAAATGTTCATATCCTGGAATAAATTTATATTTCTTTTGTTTTTTCTTCATTTTCATTTTCCTGATGTTCGATTTTCACTCTTTCGATTTCAAGTTGCAGAGCCTGAAATATTTCAAGCAATGCATCATAATTGCAATCGAGACGTAGATATTTTTGATCACCCTCATCTTGAAAAACAGCAAAAGTATATTCATCATTTTTGTGTTTTCTTATTTCCAAAAATCCATCATGGAATGTTCTCAAAAATATTGTTTCCTCATTTTTCATTTTTGTTCTCCTTTTTGTGCATATAAATACTCGTTTTTAAAGTCCTTTTTTATATTATTCAAAGCAAAATCATTTGCTTGTCCGATTGTCATAGGACCACCAATCTTAGAAAGTGCGACACGACCTAGCTGTGAAATACCCTCAATTCTTTGGCCAGACCCACTACGTTTGATTGAAGTTAGTATGGTGCCCCATTCCATTTGCCAAGCTTCGATCGTCGATTCTGGGGCATTTGTGGAAGTTTTTTCTGGTCGAGCTGAATCCTGATTGCGATTAAACCAATTCACTAAGAATCGTTCGTAGTTTGATTTTTTATTTTTGGGGTTTGCAAGTAACCAGGCTTCGGCCTTTGCAATTTGTTCTTTGAGGTTTAATGCGGGAAAAGCTTTTTGCCATTTTTCAAAATGTTCAGGATTTATGTTTTCAAGATTCCCTTTTTCAGAAAGTGAAATCTTCAACCTTGCTACTTTTTTTGTAGCAAGGTCAATTCCATTCTCCATATGTCCATTCTCCATACTCCATAATCCAGCGTTCTCCTCGCGGTCATGACCGTTAGAACTTGCGGCTATGACCGCGAATGGTATTTCTGAAGGGGGTTCTTTGTGGTAAGGTCGTTGATATTTAAGGAAGTTTTTGCTTTGGATGTATCTCTTGCCATCTGTGGAATACCTGTGGATAAATCCCTTGTCATGAAGCTCTGTCAATGCTGCGTCAATGTTGATCGACTTGTAAGGAAAAACCTCAGCTTTGATGAATTTGGGTCGATCCTCTAACCTTCCTTCACGGTCACATAGGGTCCAAATTCCGATCCAAAGAAGTTTTAAAGTGTCGGATAATTGGTCATCTATTTTTTCATCTTTGAAAAATTCAGGCTTGATTGTTCTTATCCTAGCCATACAAAACCTTTCTGCCCCCGCAGTTTATCGATGATCTTTGGGAGACGAAAGACAAACCACGGAGGCAAACCCTTTTTATCGGGAACTGTAAAATTTTGTAGGAGCATCCCAAAGATCATTAAAAACAGTAAACTCCAGTTGCGTTTCATTGTCAAAAAATAAATATTATAATTTTATTTGACACCATTTTTGATATCATTTATGATGTTTTTATAAGTAGAAAGAAAGGAAACAGAATGAACATCAAAGAAGCAATCGTCAAGAAAAGAGGGCTCGTTGAAAAGAAGATCGAGAAAATTACAAATGCAGTTAATCATTTGGCTGTTTTTCTTCAGAACGAGGACGTTGGTGTTTTTGTGGATGAGAAGCTTGCGCGGAATTTGGAAGCCGCAAAAGATTCCATTCAGAAAATAGTAGATGCAAGGAAGTTATTGTCATGAAACTTATTTTGGATATTGGACTTGGTTTCATGATGGCCGGATGTTTGTATGTAATGACCGTAATATTATTTTGTTTATAAACTAGAAGGGACAGGAACATGAATATCATTGATGTGATCAAACAAAGTTGTGAGCTTTACAATTCAGTACATGACGAAAAGATCCGACAATTTCTCATTGGACTCATTCAGAAATTGGCTGGTGAGTTATGAGAAGTTTCTTTGAAATGTTTTTTGGAACTGAGTTAAAAGATTTAGAAAATGAAATCTCAAAATTGGAAAATGATATTCAAGACCTTGAAGATAAAAATCAAATTCTTTTTGATACTAATCAAAAATTAAGAAGGAAAATAAAATTACTCAAGAAAGGAAAAGCCAATGTCCGAAAACGTACGCCGAAATGAATTCGACGAAATGAGCTGTTATAAACTTGCTGAATATATTAATTCCTTGCGAAGTCGAAGCGTTCGAGCTTGTACGGATCGCTTCTTAAAAGGAATTTCAAAACGATGCACAGATGGGATCTATTCGATGATTAAAAACTTTACCGATGAATTTCAAGACCAAGATATGTTTTGGGAGATTGCTTTAACCTATTCAGATGAAAAAACAATTGACTCGATCAAAGAATTTCTATCTGAAATGGAAAGATCAGTCGCGGAAGGCAATGCAGTTGATATGCAAATTGATTTGAAGAAAGAGGGATTATGAAAAAAAATAAAATAGAGGCAGTGATGGGGACATTACTTTTTATAATGGTGGCTTGTCTTTGTGTTTGCGGAACATGGAGAGGATTTTAATATGAACGCAGAATACTTTATCAAGAAATTTGAATCTATTCCTGACGATCATTGGTGTGTGAATCACTTTGTAAACCCTGAGAATATAAACCAAATGTGTGCTCTAGGTCATTGCGGAGAAAGGCTTGATGATCCGCCGCCACTTCCAGGTGCGAATTATTTCAATGACGAAGCTCATCAATTAAAAGCTCTCTTTCATTCGATTAGTTACAACATTCGAGATGTGAATGATGGAACATTCGGCTGCGAAGGTTTAGGCAAGACTCCGAAAGAAAGAGTTTTAAAAGTTTTGCGATTGATTAAGTCGACAACAAATTAGAGACAACATGAGACTATCGAAAATCACATTCGACGAAGCGAAAAAAGAAGTAGCCTGCTGGCAAACAGGTCATCAGGGTTCATTTTGCGAAGCTATTTTGTCGGCCTATTCAAAAGCTGATTCACTTAACAAAGTCGATCTTCAATATGCATATCCGAACCTGACTCGAGCCTATGATGATTGGTATTATTGCAAAGATTCAAATGCATGGATCAAATCCGTTTTAGAAATGGGGGATTTGTGAAATTCAAAATAGGAGATGCAAATAATCAACCCAAAGATCCAATCAAAGAAATTGAATTACGAGTCAATAAAATGTTTGAGATTGGAGATTGGGTAGAATGTTCTCAAGAAGATTTTGAGCAACATTTTACGGACTTTAAAAACCTAATCGCTTTGGTGAAAGAGTATAGAGTTGAAATACTAGATTTAAGAAATTATGCTCCTTTACCTAAATCTATTGAAGAAATCGAATCCAAAATCTTTGGATCAAATGAGGGTGAATGAAAAAATACAAACATATAAATGGTTGGATTGGATATACATTTACCGATACTCATAAACAAATATGTTCTATCCAAGATTCATCTGTAGCTACATTTGAAGGTTTATGGCTAGGAATTGATAGTGGTTTAAGCGGAATCGAAAATGCTCGTATGCATTTAAACATAAAATTAGCTAAGCAGCTTATAAAAAAGTTGCAGCAATTTGTAGATGATGGGCATCTTGGATCATGGAAATCCAAATGACAAGCAATAAACCAAAAAAGCCGGAGATTGTTTGGATTGATATGGGAGAGCCTTTTTATTATAGATCTTATGAAAAGTTAGAAGGGCAGAATGCTTACATTTCTATAAATTTCGTAATAAAAAAGATAGAAGAACTTAAAAAATATTATGTAAAATATATTGGAACAGAATTAATTCATTGGTTGAAAACAATTCAGGAGAATGAAAGATGAAACTAGGAAAATTATTTAAAGCAGCATTCAATACAGTAACCTTGCCAATTGAAATCGTGAAAGACATTGTGACTCTTGGAGGTGTGGCTTCAGAAGAACCACAATCATATACAAAAACCAAGATCGAAGAGATTGAAAAGAATTTGGATGACGTGACCAAATGATTAAAATCATGAAAGGCGTACCTTTCGGCTGGTTTGAAACAGGAACTGAAGGAACTATATGGGCCATACAAGATGAGAAAGACGCATCCAATAAATATTGGAGTTATGAAAATCTACATATCATCAAGCCAGGCGATCGCTTAAAAATCATTGATAAAAAAACAAATGAGATTGTTGTCGATCAAGATCTTCAGGTTGTTCATTCCGATGGCAAAATGAATCTCTATGGTTTTTGGTGTCATTGGCTTCCCATTGGCATTGATCATAAACTTTGGGCTCAAATATTTTTAGATGAGAATGGTAAAGATAATTTTCTAGCAGAACTTTCGAGAGTCACAGATGAATGAAAATATCGAATGCATTGGTTGTCAACGATTGATTGATAAAAATAAAAAATCAAACGATCTAATCGCTGAACAACAAATCGAAATTAGAGATTTAAAAAATATCTTAAAAGAACATAGAGAATGCTTCCAAGATATATCAAATATGATGTTCTGTATTGGTGGACCTTTGAATGATAATATTGCCCAATTTACCAAAGAACAAAGAAGATATTTTCATGAAATAAAAAATAATTGTGAAGCGGTAAATTGGGGCAGATATGATCAAAAGGAAGAAGAATAATGTTAGAATTTATACATATTACTAAACTAGAAGAAGATATCGACAAACTACAAATACAAATCATTTTATTACAAAAGCAGATTGAGATAATTTCAAAAAATATTTCATGGTTACCTGGCTATAAACCTATTGATTATCCTTTATCTGAATCTGATGAATGGAAAAATTTGAAATGAGTGAATCAGCAATCAATAAAAAATTAAGTCATGGAAGATGGCTACTTGAGCAGGCGGTTGAGAATTTATTAAAAGCTGAATCTTCACCAAAAGGACAGAAATATCCATTCATTGAATCAGCCCGTTTTAATGTCCGACAAGCTTTGCCATATTTGAACTTTGACATTTTGAGAAATGAAATTGAGAATGGTTGATACTAAACTATAAACTATAAAGGATGAAATGAGTTTCCCAACTTGTAAGGCTTGCAAATTCTTTTTTGTGTTTACTCTTGAAACATTAGATCATCCTGCGGCGCAGATTTGCGATCGTTTTGGTTTTAAGATTGGCGAGAAAGATCCACTTCGAGATTCTATTGATTGCAAACCTAATCAATTCTTTTGTAGTGAATTCACGGATAAAAATGGAGATCGATTTATTAACTGGCAACAAAAAGGAGAACTATGACACTTGTAACTGAAGCTTTGTTTTTATGGGTACTTGCAAATTATATCGGAATGCCACAATGGGCAATGGCGATTGTAGCTGTTTTATTTATCATTGGCAGAATTGGCCCAGCGTCAGTTCAATTGCCGCTTGGTGGATCAAAAACTTTGCGTTTATAAAATATAGTTTTGAACAGGAAGGAACAATATGACCCAATTAAGTTTGGTGTTGGATCGAGTCAATCCAAAAGACAGTGAACGTAATAATAAACTGTCAGGTGATTTACTCAAAGTCTTTAATATTATTTTGGATCGCAAACCACATTTTGTAAAAGATATTGCAGCGAAACTTTGTTTGCCTGAGAATTCAGTGCAAGCACATTTGCGACATCTTCGTAAAAATAAATTTGGACGGCATAATGTTGTTCGCAGAAGCGTCACAAAAGGAACGAGTTACTACATTTTAGAATTTGGGAGCTATCAGAAATGACACCGGAAGAACAAAAAAAACAGGTTCAAATTGAGTTTGAAAAGAAACGTATTTTAATCGATTCCAAGATTGCCGAATTATCCACCTATTTTGAGGACGGATGTTTGGTTAGTGTAGTCGTAAGGCGGCCAGGAAACGATGCTCAAACCATTATAATCGGTCCTGATAGCATAGAAGAGCTTGAAAGGATTATAGTTTTAATGCGTGAAAATAAGCAAAAAAAGGTTGACATATATATACCAAAAGTGGTACTTAATTAGATATGAAAAAAGATATCAAAATAGATAGAATTACCAATGGCACAGAGCTTAAGCAATGGCGACTTGCTCAACGACAAGAAAATGGTAAGAAGCTATCTCGTTTAAAATTCTGTTCTGTTATGAATAAATCCATTACCTGGGTTACCGATGTGGAAAACAAGGGGAAACTATTGGATGAGAACTTTTTAATCGTTTTAAAGGCAAAATACGCATCAAATAAAAAGGCCGCCAGCTTTGGATTACCGACGGCCTCATGATGTTTGAACCAGAAGGACTAAGAACAAATGAACAATAACACGACCATTGAAATAAAACAAATCCCTGAATCAGTTTCGCAGATTAAGCAGTTCTACGAATACGACACCTATAATATTACTTGCCGCGATGAATATGAAACGGCAGCGGCCTATTTTTTACAACTAAAAGCTCATTTAAAAAAGGCTGAGGATGAACGAAAATTAATCGTTGATCCAATCAATCAAGGTTTGCGTCGGGTGAATTCATTATTCAAATCAATCACTGATCCTGTTTCCAGAATTAAAGATAATATTGAACGCAAAATGAGAACATTTGTCGATCAAGAACGTAAGAAGCTTGAAGATGAAAAACGAGCTGAAGCTGAAAAACAAAAAAAGATATTTGAAGAGAATGCAAAAAAGGCCAAGGTCGAAGCCATTGAAACTGGATCGGAAGCAGCTCTACAAGTTTCACAGAATTTTACAAGACTTGCCGATCAGGTTGAAACTGAAAATGTAAAAGTTTCACAGACCATTAAGCTCGGCAATCAAGGTACCGTTTCAGAGCGTCGCATTTGGAGATTCAAAATTACTGATGAGACATTGGTTCCAAGGAAATATTTAATTGTAGATGAAAAATGTTTGCGTACAATGGCAACGCAATTTGGAGAATCAGGTCAGACTATTCCAGGTGTAGAATTCTATCAAGAGACAAGTTTCGCAGCTTTAAAATAAAAGGAGAAAATATGTTTATAAAATTAAATAGAAAATTAAAATTAATGAATAAAAATGTAAATCTACATTATTATGTAAATACAGATAAAATTAAATATTTAAATGATTTGAATGACGAAACAACCATTTTTTTTGATTTAAATGATCCTGACGGATTTGATGGAAATACCATTCAAGTTGATGAAACATGTGAAGAAATATTTAAAATCATAAATAAAGGAAAATAATATGACAACACAAACAGAACAAAAAGCAATCGTAGCTCAAACCAAATCAGAAGCAGACAATCAATTGGCCATTGCTCGCGATAAGGCAAACATCGGTCTTATCCAAGCGACACTCAATAAAGATTGGAAAGGTGTTAAAGACGAATTCAGAGTTAGATTTGTATCTCGTCTTTGTGAACAATTAAATATTGCTCCGGTTCTTAATCCATTCCGATTCATCGACATGAAAGGTGCAACAGTTCTTTATGCAGATAAACGAGCTGCGGCACTTATTGCAAATGCGAACAAAGTTTCAACTGAAATCATCAAAGAAGTGTGGGACAAAGAAAAACAAATCTTCAAAGTATATGTTCGTGCTTCACGACCAGACGGTTCATTCTCCGATGAATTTGCATCGCTTCATATCTCAAGTAAATCTGGTCAGGATCGCGCCAATGAAGAAATGAAATGTCTGACCAAAGCAAAGCGTCGTGCAATTCTAGCTCTTGTTGATTTGGCAATTCCAACTGAAGACGAACTTCAATATGTCAATGAAGCTCAACAAGTAACGCCAGCTCCACAACGAATCGAATCAAAATCAAACGTTGTAGATACAACGCCAGAAGATGAACGGATTGAAGCTATGTCTGAATTATTTGAAGTTGTAACTGGTGGCGATGGAAAGAAAATGGATCTGTTTCACAAATTCGTTGCGGATCAAACTCAAGGCAAAAAACCAAATGAGCTTACTTATGATGAATGCCATGAATTAATGGAAACATGGAATAAAATTAAAGCATCAGCTCCAATTCCAGAAGCTCCAAAAGGTGAGCAGGCACCTCTTTTTGCTGATGAAACAAATCCAGTTTTATGAAATATAAAGAGGAATTAGGTTTGTTTATTAGCATGTTGAT